AAAGTTAATCCGTTTTGGTCAACTTGGAGTGAAAGGTTCTCCCAAAAAAGAAGGAGAGTCTAAAGAATATGCAAGTCGCCGCAATAGATTTAAAACAAGACACGCAAAAAATATTGCAAAAGGTAAAATGAGTGCTGCTTATTGGGCAAATAAAGTTAAATGGTAAATTTTGGTAGCATATTATGGCAGCAAATGATAGTGTATATCTAGGTAATCCGAATCTAAAAAAAGCAAATACCCAAATTGCTTTTACTGAAGATCAAATTTTAGAATTTTTGCATTGTAAAGAAGATCCTGTATATTTTGCAAGAAATTATATTAAAATTGTTTCTCTGGATCATGGTCTTGTCCCATTTGAAATGTACCCATTTCAGGAAAAATTGATTCAAAGATTCCACGATAATAGATTTAATATTTGCAAAATGCCCCGTCAGACGGGCAAATCAACAACTGTAGTGTCTTACTTATTACATTATGCAGTTTTTAATGACAATGTAAATATCGCAATTTTGGCAAACAAAGCATCCACTGCCAGAGACCTTTTACAGCGTCTACAACTTGCTTATGAGAATTTACCTAAATGGATGCAGCAAGGCGTACTACAATGGAATAGAGGGTCCTTAGAGTTGGATAATGGATCAAAAATTATTGCCGCTTCTACTTCAGCGTCAGCAGTCCGAGGAGGATCTTACAACGTAATATTCTTGGACGAATTTGCGTTCATTCCAAACCATATTGCAGATGATTTTTTTGCATCTGTTTATCCAACTATTTCATCTGGACAATCAACAAAAGTTATTATCGTATCCACGCCGCGTGGTATGAACCATTTTTATAGAATGTGGCATGATGCAGAAAGAGGTAAAAATGACTACGTTCCAACAGATGTTCATTGGTCAGAAGTTCCTGGTAGAGACAGTAATTGGAAAGAACAAACAATAAAAAATACATCAGAACAACAATTCAAAGTAGAGTTTGAATGTGAATTTTTAGGATCAGTTGATACATTAATTGCTCCAAGTAAATTGAGAACACTTGTTTATGATAATCCACTTATGCGTAATGCTGGATTAGACGTATATTACGAAACCCAAGAAGAACATGATTATGTAATCACTGTTGATGTTGCTAGGGGGGTGGAAAAAGACTATTCAGCATTTACAGTGATTGATATAACTACATTTCCGCATCAACTTGTCGCAAAATATAGAAATAATGAAATAAAACATATGATGTTTCCTGCAATAATTAATCAAGTTGCAAAAAATTACAACAATGCTTTTATATTATGTGAGGTTAATGATGTTGGTGATAGTGTGGCAAGCATTTTACACTATGATCTTGAATACACAAACATTTTAATGTGTTCAATGAGAGGAAGAGCGGGGCAAATAGTTGGACAAGGATTTTCAGGCAAAAAGACTCAGTTAGGAGTTAAAATGTCTAAGACAGTTAAAAAAATTGGTTCATTAAATTTAAAAACATTAATAGAGGAAGATAAACTTTTTATTAATGATTACGATGTTATAAGTGAGTTAACAACATTTATCCAAAAAAATAATTCGTTTGAGGCAGAAGATGGTTGTCATGATGATCTAGCAATGTGTCTTGTGATTTATGCTTGGTTGGTTGCTCAAGATTATTTTAAAGAATTGACAGATCAAGATGTGAGAAAAAGATTATATGAAGAACAAAAAAACCAAATAGAACAAGATATGTCCCCTTTTGGATTTATTGTAGATGGACTTGAAAATGAAACTTTTGTAGATTCAAATGGAGATGTATGGAAAACTGATGAATATGGTGATATGTCTTATATGTGGGAATACGTCTAATGGATGTTGACGATCATTTTGAATTAGAACATTTATATCTTACTGAGAGAGAATGTAGAGTTTGTAATCAAACTAAAGATCTTATTGATGGATTTTATAGAACTAGAAAAAATAAATATAACTCTTCTTCTTATTCATATGAATGTAAAGAATGCACAGTAAAAAGAATTATTCAAAGCAGAAAATTAAAATTTAAACAATCGAATTGGCAATACCCAGATTGGTAATGTTCATGCATAGTTTCCTCAAATGAAATAAACGCTTTTTATAAATATTTTTTAGATAAACTGAGATTACGGAGAAAAACATGGCGACTCCTCAATTATCTCCTGGTGTACTTATCAGAGAGGTTGATTTAACAGTAGGAAGAGCTGATAATGTACTTGACAATATTGGTGCTATTGCTGGTCCCTTCCTAAGAGGTCCTGTTGAAGAACCAGTTGATATCACCACAGAAAATGAACTAATTAATGTTTTTGGAAAACCACAAACTACTGATGGTCAGTACGAATACTGGATGAGTGCTGCATCATTCCTATCTTATGGTGGCGTTCTTAAGGTTGTTAGATGTTCTGGCGATAATCTTAATAACGCAAACGCAATTAGTACTGGTATTGGTACTGATGACGTAATTATCAAAAATTTTGAAGATTATGAAGCAAATTGGGCAGATGACATTGCCGATTACATCTTTGTTGCAAAAAACCCAGGAACATGGGCAAACAACTTAAAGGTTGCTTTTATTGACGATAAAGCAGATCAAATTATTGGAATTAAAACTGATAATTTAACTCAAGTAGGAAGTGGAATTTCTGTTGGTGCTGGAATTAGCTTCAAACTAAATAACCAAAAACTACCAGGAAGAGGACAGTCTGCAACTTTTAACGGTGTTCTTAAAGGGATTATTACTGGAATTACAACAGTAGTAGATAGAACAAATCTTGAAATTAAGATTACTACAAGAGTAAGAGATCCTTTTACAGAAATTCAAACTGTAAGAAAAACAACTAGTGCATACAATGAAGGTGCAAGTGGAGTTGGAGTCACTAACCGAGTTTATGTAAACTCAACTCTCGATGTTGCGCCAAATGACATTATTTCTCTTGTTGGCCTTGGTTCAAGCACTTCCGATGTTTATGGTTCGGCAGTTGTTGTTTCTGTTGGAGGAACTTTTGTTACAATTGGTTCTACAGTTGCAAATATTAGAACTGGAGTTGCTGTAAGTTTTACAAGAAATGTTGCAATTGCAGCTTCTGAAATTTACATTAACTATGCTGATAAAAACCAAACAACAGCATTTAGACCAGGAAATAGTGTAACTCTTACAAATGTAGGAGAAGGAACAACTTCTATTACTGGTATTTCAACTTTCCAAGTTGAAAGTGCAAAAGATTGGTATGATCAACAATACATTAGATTGCAAAATACCAATATTCTTTGGAGATCTATTGCACCAAAACCAGTCACAACTCAATGGGCGAGAGATAGAAATTCAAGAAATGATGCAATGCATATTGCAGTCATTGATGATCTTGGAACTGTAAGTGGAATTAAAGGTGCTTTACTTGAAAAGCATGTAAATCTTTCTAAGGCAAGTGACGCAACTTCTGCAGTCAATGCTCCACAGAAAATCTGGTGGAAAGATTACCTTGCTCGCTATTCAGATTACCTTTATGCTGGAGATAATCCTTCAGATAATGGCGTTCCTTCAGAAACTGTTTACAGATCTGGATTCAGTGATACTGTAGAAATGGGCGCTTTTGGTGGTGCTCAGTATACCCTTGGAGATCTTAGTGATCAACTTTGGAATCAACCCGCTCAGGACATTACTTTTAGTGTAATGGGTAACGTTAACTATACTCTGGGAGGTGGTAAAGATTATTCAGGAGAGAATAACGAGGGAGGATTACTGGCAACTCTTGGAGACTTAATTACTGCATATAGAAAGTTTGAAAATAGAGATGATGTTCCTCTAGATTACTTAATCATGGGACCAGGACTTGGGAACAAGTTTGAGTCTCAAGCAAAAGCTCAAGAGCTTATTGCAATTGCAGAGGATAGAAAAGATTGTATGGCAATGATCTCTCCACACAGAGCAGATGTTGTTGACATTACAAATAGTGATACTCAAACTGACAATATCATTGAATTCTTCAGTTCAATGCCTTCGTCTTCATACGCGGTATTTGATACTGGTTACAAGTATACCTACGATAGATTTAATAACAAGTTTAGATTTATTCCATGTAATGCTGATATTGCTGGAATGTGCGTAAGAACTTCAATCTTTGCATATCCTTGGTTCTCACCTGCAGGTCAGCAAAGAGGAATTCTGAATAATGCTATTAAACTTGCATATAATCCATCAAAGGCACAAAGAGATCAACTCTATCCTCAGAGAATTAATGCAATCATAACACAACCTGGAATTGGAACACTGCTATTTGGTGATAAAACTGCTCTAGGATATGCTTCAGCATTTGATAGAATTAACGTCCGCAGACTGTTCTTAACGGTTGAGCAGGCACTTGAGAGAAGCGCACAGGCACAACTCTTTGAACTTAATGATGAAATCACGAGAGCAAACTTCATCAATATTGTTGAACCTTACCTCCGCGAGGTTCAAGCAAAGAGAGGTCTTTATGGATTCCTGGTTGTTTGTGATGAAACAAATAACACTCCTGACATCATTGATAATAATGAATTTAGAGCTGATATTTATCTGAAGCCAGCAAAATCCATTAACTATGTAACATTGACCTTTGTTGCTACCAGAACTGGAGTCAGCTTTGAAGAAGTAGCTGGTAGAGTTTAATAGAATCATAAATTAATTACAACAGGAGGAACTTAAAATGGCTGATTCCACTAACAGACCATCAATCAAAAATATCTCCGCCTTCAAGACAAGACTTGCAGGCGGAGGCGCCAGACCCAATCTATTTGAAGTTTCTTTAGATGATTTCCCCTCTGAAATTGCAGGAATTTGGGATACAGAATCTAAAACCGATTTCCGTTTCCTTTGTAAGGCAGCTGCATTACCAGCATCTAACGTTGCCCCAATTGATGTTCCTTTCAGAGGTCGTATTTTAAAGGTTGCTGGAGACAGAACCTTTGATACCTGGACAGTAACTATCATCAATGATGAGGACTTCAAACTGAGACATGGTTTTGAGGCATGGATGAATCTTCTTAGCAAGTTAGACAACGCAACTGGAGCAACAAACCCAACTTCATACATGAAGAATGCTACTGTTTATCAACTTGGAAGAAGCAATCAAAAAGAAGGAACGAAGGTTATTAACTCTGTAACAGCAAAAGGACCTGGATTCAGTGCAACTGGAGATGGTCAAGCAACTGTTCTGAGATCATACAAAATGTATGATATTTTCCCAACCAATGTTTCTCAGATTGATCTTTCATACGATAGTTCAGACACTATTGAAGAATTTACTGTTGAATTCCAAGTTCAATACTTTGAAATTAATGATGGTCCTCAGTCTCTGCTATAAATAGAGGAGTATATTTCTTTCTTTATTCATGGCAAGACTCTTTGGTTTCTCTATTGATAATAAAGAATCACTGTCACCTAATGTCGTCTCCCCCATCCCACCCAACAATGAGGATGGGGTTGACCATTATCTGACTAGTGGTTTTTTTGGTTCGTATGTTGATATTGAGGGTGTTTATAGGACAGAATTTGATTTAATTAAAAGATACCGAGAAATGGCATTGCATCCAGAAGTGGATAGTGCTATTGAAGATATTGTCAACGAAGCAATTGTATCTGATACATACGATACTCCAGTAGAAATTGAGTTATCAAATTTAAATGCTAGTGATGGGATTAAAAGAAAAATTAGAGAAGAGTTTAAGTATATCTTAGAATTATTGGATTTTAATAAAAAATCTCACGAGATCTATAGAAATTGGTATGTTGATGGTAGACTTTATTACCATAAAGTTATAGATCTTAAAAAACCACAAGAAGGAATACAAGAACTTCGTTATATTGACGCTCTAAAAATGCGTTATGTTAGGCAAAAAATTAATAAAGATTCTTCAAATAAAAGAGGATTTCCAGTTGTAAACAAAACTGATAATCCAATGGATTATGAATTTCCTGAAATTGAAGAATATTTCATTTACAATCCAAAGGCAATTACTACTGCACCAGTAGGTGGTGGTGGAAATGGATCTGCTGGAGGAGGAATAAAAATAGCAAGAGATGCAATTACGTATTGCACATCTGGAATTGTAGATAGAAATAAAGGGACAGTTCTTTCATATTTACATAAAGGTATTAAATCTCTCAATCAACTTCGTATGATTGAGGATTCTCTTGTGATTTACAGATTATCAAGAGCACCAGAAAGAAGAATTTTTTACATTGATGTAGGAAATCTTCCCAAAGTAAAAGCAGAACAATATCTTCGCGATGTTATGATGCGTTATCGTAACAAACTTGTATATGATGCATCTACTGGAGAAATTCGAGATGATAAGAAATTTATGAGTATGCTTGAGGATTTCTGGCTACCTCGCCGCGAAGGTGGCAGAGGAACTGAAATTACTACACTTCCTGGTGGTCAAAATCTTGGAGAAATTACAGATATTAAGTATTTTCAAGAAAAGTTGTATCGTTCTTTGAATGTCCCAAGCACAAGAATTGGTGGAGAAGGTGGATTTAATCTTGGACGCTCTTCTGAAATTCTTAGAGATGAACTAAAATTCACAAAATTTGTTGGAAGATTGAGAAAAAGATTTGCAAATATGTTTGCAGACATGTTAAAAACTCAACTCATTTTAAAAAATATCATCACTCCAGAAGATTGGGATAAAATGAGTGAGCATATTCAATTTGATTTCCTATATGATAACCACTTCTCGGAACTAAAAGAAGCTGAACTTCTCACTGAAAGACTCAATCTTGTTGCAACTGCTGAACCATATGTTGGTAAATACTACTCTCAAGATTATGTAAGACGTAAAATTTTACGCCAAACTGATCAGGAAATTGTTGAGCAAGATATGATTATTCAAAAAGAAATTGAAGAGGGTAAAATTCCAGATCCAAATGCTCCTGTTGATCCAGCAACTGGAGAACCTTTACCTGCAGATTCCATTAATGGTGCTTCTGGCCAAGTGCCAATTGATCAATCAATAGATGCAGGAGCAACAGAACCTCCTATGCCCAAAGGCGCAGAGATATAAATAATACAAATTTAAACATACAAAATTATGGATGATTTAATGGATATGATTGTTGCTGATGAATCGCCGTCTCAAATCAGCGATAAAATCAAAGAAATTTTATTTGCTAAAGCAGCGGAAAAAGTTGATGAATTCAAGCCACAAGTAGCATCAACTTTATTTGCAGACTTGGAATCAGAAGAAGAGTAATAAATAAATAACTATTATAGAACTTTATCATAAAGATGCAAAGAACAAAAATAATAGCAACAGAAGTTGCTCTTGGTACTAGTGCTGGAGCTGGATCAAGTATCTCTGATGCAACTTGCGTGAGATTGTATAATGGTTCTGGAGGTGTTGCTACAGTCAGTATTGCAAGTACTGTAGGTGCTGCAGATACTGCAACTTTTACAATGCCAAACGCAACTATAGAATTTTTAGAGAAACCAGCATCTTATGTTATTTGGGCATCATCTGCATCAGTGAAAGCTGCTAAAGTAGGACTTACCAACTAAGAAAATGAAACTAATCAGAGAAGAAATCGAAAAAGTAGAAGTCATTACGGAAAGCGTAAATGGCAAAAAATCTCTCTACATTCAGGGAATTTTTCTTCAGAGCGAGTGCGTAAATCGAAATGGAAGAATGTATCCCTTTTCCATTATGGAAAGGGAGGTAAAAAGATATAATGAAAACTATGTTCAAAAAGGTCGTGCTCTTGGAGAACTTGGGCATCCAGATGGTCCAACTGTAAATCTTGATCGTGTTTCACATAAAATTGTTTCTTTGGCGCAAGAAGGAAATAATTTTGTAGGAAAAGCGCAA